CCCCCCGTTTCGGGGGGTCAGTGCCTTCGAAGCTCACGCTTCTTGGCATCCGTTTTCGGCTCCGGGATCCGGCTATACCTATAAGGTCAGGTACGCGGGCCTGCCGGGGGTTTTACTCGCGAACGAGGTATAAAACGTTGTCTTCTCTTTCTACTGCATATGGAAGCGTGAATCCTAAAAGCTTTCACATCGAAGAGCTGGACTACGGTCTTACCGAAGTTAAGAATTGGAATTCTAACAATTCTGAACCTTCGATTTGGACCATGTCAGCTTATCGTCATAGGGATCTTCTGCTTGATATTTACACAAGCTTCATGATACCTAACTTCCATCGTAGAAAGGCTTCTGGTGAACTTTTACCCATGACCCATTATCTTAAGGTCACTGGGGATACTAGTGTTGTCGGTCCGAGTGAAGTGTTCTCCAACCGTTCTAAGGATGGAGTCACTCTCTTTAACAAACAACGCTGGTATGGTTCATCACCCAAACCGCTTGTTCCCCGGAATTTATTATTTCGTTCCTGGAAACAGCAAGAAATGTACGACATCCTGGAAAATTTGGGAGTAAATCCCCAAATTTTCGTAGACGCGGCTGCATCTAAAATTTACAGCCGTGGCTGGGATGCCCTTACTTTCGTAGCGGAATGGAGGCAAGTAGTGAGATTATTCACAGGTGCTCTCTATCAATTCGCGAGAATTGTAGATGATTACATGCGTTTATTCTCAAAACGACCAAGCCCTACCACCCTTCTACCCACGTTTGATGCGTGGCTGCAAGGTAGGTATGGCTGGAGGATCTTAGTTTATGATATTAAAGACATCACAAACGTGATCCTCGAGGCCGAAGCACAACAACGTACGCGCTTCAAAGAAAGAACCGGTACTTCGCAGAAATACACACGCAATGATTCGTTCTCAAATACATTCACAACATATCGTGAAGATATTAGTGATGTTACTGAGTTCGAGTTAGGCGTACGTGGATCTGTTATTACCGATTTCGTTCCCGATAAGATAACTATCAATCCTGTCGTTACGGCATGGGAATTAGTTCCCTACTCGTTTGTGATAGATTGGTTCGTATCTGTTGGGACCGCTCTTAATGCGCTCTCCTTCTTAGTTCTCAATGATCAGTATACCGCCTCTATTGGATACCACCTTAGCGCGACCAGAAAGGTCTCAGTTTCGACTGAGGCCGTTAATGGTTTTACTATTGTGGCGGACAATTTGGGGCAGTTTAAACTTACTGAAAATTGGGAGGTAAATCAAAGGAGGCCCGTTCGTATCTCTTCAACGCCGCATATAAGACTGAACTTGAACGAGCTTAAGGTCACAGACCTGATGGCTCTTCTTGCTCAACTCTTATACCGCTTATCAAGGAGATAAGTAATGGCAGCTATGACAACTGCTCTCACCGAGTTTGCCGATAACGGAAACTCGCGCACGTATACCTACACCGGTCACACAGCGGGCGAACCTCGCTTGGTGATCGAACGTAGGAAAGTGGCAACTGGTGCAACTTCTGTCATCGAGGATACCTTCGCGGTAATCTCTTCGACAGAGGACGCAGCGGGAGAACTTCTCACCAGTAAGGTCTCATTTGAAGCCAAAGTCCGCCGTCCCGTAAATGGGATCGCGGGCGATGTAACAGCAGCTCTGGCCATCTTCCGCGACATTATTGCGGGAGATGAGTTCACCAACACGGTGAACACTCAAGAGTGGCTCGTATAATTGAGGCGATCATTAAAGGGTTGGTGGCTTACTTTGCTGCCAATCCTGATATGATCTCTCACTTTACGAACCAGCTGTTGGATCAGGTCGAAGCACGCCAAAAGCGTGATGACGATCTGACCTAAGCTTTTCGCTTAACCTTCAAATGGAGGATTTCGCAATGAAACCTCAGCAAATAACGTACGACATATGCCGATGTTACTTGAAAGACCGCAAGAAGTTCCTGCGGGAGACACTCTGGAAGCAACTAGACGGTTTTTGCCGATCTAGAAACTTCCAGGCTCTCGCATCCTGTTTTGACGTCTCTGTGCACGATGTAACATGTGCAGAGGAGGCCAGAACCTTGCTTCAAGTCGAGGCGTTCTTTAAAAAGAACAACTCCTTCTTGGACCCATTAGCGGCCCGCTTACAAGCTGTGCTTTCCTTTGAGGAAGGCGAACAGATGTGCGCGGACACTAATACTTCTCTTGATTCCTTTTGCGCTGAACACGTTAGTGATTTCAGCCTCGAGGTTCAAAGGATGTCCAGTTGGATCGACGAAACGCTTGGTCCTTTCTCTACCTTCTTAGAAAAGATTCCTAAGATAGGTTACGTTACTTCAGGAGCTACTGCTACCCGGTCTCGCCGAAATGCATTACCGCACTTGAGAATATCCAAGCGCTTGGTGTGCACTCCGGGGGCTGCACCTTACCTTGAATCGTTATCCGAATACTTCGGATACGGCAAGTTGGGGTGCCGCCTCGTTAGCGAAAACCGTGTTGCCTTTGTACCTAAGTCGTGGAAGACAGAGCGTACTATCGCTTGCGAAGCTGAAGGGAACGTTTTCCTTCAGCTGGCTTTTGACAAATACGCTAAAACCCGTCTTCGTCGTAGGGGTGTGAATCTCTACGATCAGACTCGTAACCAAAAGTTAGCTATGGAGGGATCAGTTAATGGCGAACTTGCCACCATTGACCTCTCTATGGCTTCGGATACTCTGGCGTATAATACTGTATGTTTACTACTCCCTAGGGAGTGGTTCGCATACTTGCGATCTGTCAGGTCGCAGTATTATCAGTTGTATCCGCTCAAGCGTGAAGCGTATCACAAGTTCTCCAGTATGGGGAACGGTGCTACGTTTGCTCTTGAAACTCTTGTGTTTGCTGCTGCTTGCAGCGCTGTGGGTGCTTCTACCTATTCTGTTTACGGTGATGATATCATCATCGATTCAGATAAGGTAGAGCGCTTGATTGCGCTGCTCGCCTTCCTAGGGTTCTCTGTTAATACCTCTAAGTCCTTCACGCGCGGCCCTTTTAGGGAATCGTGTGGAGTGTCTTGTTGGAATGGTTTAGACATTACCCCCCGTTATATTAGGGAGTTAGACGACCGTAAGGCCGTTATCTGTCATCTCGTTAACTCGATGATGATGATATCTTCGCCATTGGGTTCTTTGCAGGATTACCTTTGTCAGCTTGTTGCTGATTTTAGGCTCCCGCTGGTTCCGTTTTCAGAGGACTCTATGTCCGGAGTGTGGGTTGACGTTCACACTGCGTACTTGAGGAAGATCATACGAACCAACACAAGGGGTCGTTTCGCCTGGATTCCACGGGTTAAGGCATATCAGCCTCAATCCCGTAATTTCCGGGTCTACGACTCCCGCGCGCTCTTCCTCTGGTACCTTGGTACCTATGGGAGAGTTCGCAGTAATGGTGAGTATGTAAGCACTAGGTACTCCACTTTTAGTCACAAATACGTGCGGAAGTGGGTCCACTGGAAACCAGTGGCAAAAGGAGCGCCCGAGACCCTTAATTGGTTCTCGGAACTTCTCTCCCGCCATGGGCCCTAACAGGTCCGTGGCCGGAGCGAAGTGCTGAGTCA